GTTTTGTTTGAATTCTTTGTCGTAACGAGTTGGCATGTAAAAATTCCTTCCTTTTGAGAGATGATTTATTCATTATACCCTCTCTTAAAAGTTGTCTCAGGAATCAGCTTACATCCATGGTGTTTCACTGCCATCTGGTGTAGCACCTCTAGCGTAGACGGCCGTCATCAAGTTAGTGCTGTCACTGTCAACTGTGATTCGATTGATTTCATCACTAACTCGAAGCGTTATGCCGCGATCAGCGCCACGTTTCTTGACTACGTTCAGATAGCACTTCACCATTGTTGTTCCAACAATACTAAAACTGAAGTAAGTTTCTACTCCAAACTGAGTAGCAACAGATTTCATTCGGTCATAGCTGGTCTCTTCACTGTCAAAAGTAAGCGTGCGCACATCAGTGGGAATTTCGTTAACACCAATCTCCCAGCCACTATTGCCAGTAAAAATGTTGAAATACTGTTCAAACGTCATCTGTGTGGGAGCCTTATAGGCATCCACAATTTCATTTTTTAGATCATTACCAGCATCGGTGCCTTCAAAAGCAATGCAGTAACCTGTGCCATCAGCATGTGATGCAGTAATCGTAATCATTCTGCCATTGCCATCATCATCCATGTAGAGCATGTAGTTTAGGTCTTGACACATTGCTTCTGCTTTGGAAAGCTGTTTTTTAGGAAAGTATAGTGTCCCAGCAAAAGCAACCATAGCGGCGTCAACATTAGTACGCTCAATCTCGCCACTAATTCTAAAATCATTTGTGTGATCATTACCAGCGGTTGCAATCCCTAGTAGATGAAACGATCTGTCTGTAAAGTAAAATTCCATTTATACAAACGCCTCCTGCCAAGATACTTCAGCCTTACACTGCTTTGCCCAACTTGACGTGAGCAATTCAATGGTGTTATTGCCGGGCTGAATTTTGAAGCCGCCCCAATCATTGCCGATTGTTTGCAGTGTCCGATCTTCTGCACCATTGACAAGAACACGCCGATTAGCAACATCAATTTTCACAACATCCCCATCTTTGAAGCGGTTAGGAATATCGTCCCAGTAATCAACGTTAATCCATTCAAAGTAGCTGTCTTGCCAGTTAATTGACCAACCACGTTGATCGGAGAATCCGGGGAACCAAGCTGTCCAGCCATCAATTGGCACACTAGAGAAGCCTGATATTGTCCGTGTCTCAATGCCGCCATCGCCCAAATCAATGCGATCCAAACGGAAGGTTAACTGATCACCCATTTTTGTGATAACGGCATTGTAGTTGCCGTCACGATAGTAATTGCGTGGCAGTAAGTCCCAAAATATCATCTGTGCTTGGCGGCCATCATAGACTGTGCCGGAGAAGACCCACTGGTCATTAGAGGCACTATCGTCAAACAGCGCAAGAGAAGCGACAATCTTGCCTTGATACGTCAAATTGAACTCGAAACGGCCTACTTCTGCGGCATTCGTCCCAATGTTGACACTATTGACAAACTGAAAATTAGCCGTGTTAGAGCCATTCGAATTTTTCGGAATGGTGCCGCTCATTGAAGGCCCATTCCAGTAATTGGAGTGCGTTCTTTGTGTAGACGGGTAGGCAATACCATTTGCATATCCAAATGGTCCCGACTGTACGTTGGCATCATTGCCATGCTCATAGTAAGGGAAAGCCGTAACCCCATTATTTAGCGTTACCCCTGTCGGTGTCTGATTGAAATCGAGATGATAAACGCGTTCAGACTTTTGCTTCACAAAGCCATCAGTCTCATCGGGGGAGCCGAACTGTAGCACACTGCCCTGATCATTAATAGCAGTTAACACGCCGTCATCACCGTTGATAGTAGCCTTGATAACTGGTTCAGATGGATAGGTCCCAGCATTAGGCACTGTGATGGTGTCGGTATAGTATTCAGGATCAGCTGGGTTAGGCGACCATGGAGAAGCTGTGGTGCCAGCATTAAGCTTTTCTTCTTGCCAGTAAACTGTTGTTTTTGCATTAGGAACTAGTTTCACAAGTGTTGCACCATTGGCAGAAATGTTATCAACTCCCGAAGNTATTATCATTTGTTATAAAAATAGTGTATACAAATTTTTGACCCGGAGTTACTGAAATATTTGGGTTTTGACTCGGGGCGTTCCACTGATTGGGATAAACTGTTGCACTTGTCTCCTGATTACTTGTCCCCGTCAGCATGTTTACTGGCACGTCCTTGTATGGCATGTTGTCAGCCGTCTTCGTGGCTACCGAGTGCGCAATGCCACCATCGGGACAGACGAAGCTGATTGAGATTGTCCCTGATCGAAAGCCTTCGGTGAAGGTAGGCTGACTGTCTACGATGGCAAGATAATATTTATCCGGCTCATCCCCAAAGATTAGCTGCTGTGGTTCGTCCGTATCAATAGCAGCGGCCAAGGAACGTCTCATTGGCACCAGATCGTCATTCATAACGATCCCAGCTACCACAATCGTCTTGACGTCCCGCGACATGTATTGCAACATCTGGCCATCGCTGATGCCGACCTTTTGCATTGTGTTGACGTGATTAGTTCCTACATCACGTTTGACCATCTGCACATACATCCATTGGGTAATATCTACTCCGGCGTATGTGATTTTCATGCCTGCTTGTTTCAATTAAACGGTTCCTCCTTTCCAATAAGCATTGAACCTGTCTGTTCTATCGTTGTACTGCTTAACTTTTGGCGCAACTTTTGGATAAAACTGGTCGTCACCAACTTGCAGAACAAAGCTAAGTTTCGTGAGAAGGTCAGCAATATTGTCCAACTTCTTTCCTAAATCATCTGTACCGCTGCTTTCACTTTCAGCAACGGAACCATTACCCAAGTTGTGATTGATGTTGGTAACAGCCTGACCTAGTAGTTGCCAAGCACGACTTGTTTTAGTTAATGGCAAGATTGTTTCGGGGCCATCTTCGCCAACAAGCGCATGGATTGGCCGTGTAATCAAGCCACCATTGGCGTAACCTTCAGGGCCACTGACACGAGCAAAGGCAGAACTTCCAGAGCCGTAGATGGCCTTCATATAGTGAATACCGGCAAGCAGATCGTCATAGCCGTTATAAACATCGTTGTGGCCGGGGAACTTAAACGCATTGAACGTTGGCCCAATGGTTTGTACAAGCCCCATTGAAGGTATACCGGCTTTAGCGTTGCTATCCCACAAGTTAATCGCCTTGGGATTGCCATTTGATTCACGCTGGATAACGCGCATCCATGCAGCAACTTGGTATGCTGAGGCATCAAATCCATTGGCCTTTAAAGCTTGAATAACATATGGCTTCCAACGTTGCACGCCTGAGCCACCAGGGTTGGCCTCACTCATTTCTTCTTCCAACTTTTTAATGCGGTCAAAGAAACCTGCTACACCTTTTACATCTTCATCACGTAAAGCGGCTGAGGTGTGTTGAGCCATTGATCCAGCACCAGCAACCGAATTAACGTTGAATATCTTCCCCGCTAAATTGGTGAAAAACTTCAATGGATTCCCAACTTGTGTCAGAATATTGCCAACTGTTGAGCTTACCTTGTCCCATACTTTTGATGCCGTCTTCTTAATCCCGTCAATAATGCCGTCAAGGCCGCCTAAACCATTAGCATAACCAGGCAAAACATGTCCCAATTCTCCAGCCAACACCTTAGAAGTATCGCGTGCGTTTAAGATGTAGTCACCTTGCTGTACTTTCGTCAGCTCGGGACCGTTAGCTCCCAACAATTTATACGTACCAGCATAAGGCTTGTACTGAAGCTCGGGACCAGCTTCACCAACTAGTGCCATGCCATTCTGAACGGCACCACCATTTGCATATGCAAGTTGTTGAACCTGCGAATAACCATAAGTTGGCTTGGTTGCTGGCATTTTGTCTCCACCAAAGAAACCAACAATTTTGTTCCACCAACCAGCTAATCCACTGAAGATATCGCCAGTGCCATCCGCTTGTTTAGAAGCAGCATGCATAGAGCTGTTAGCTTGATTGCGTGCATGGCCAGTAACATTTTGTGATTGGGTTGCAGCATAACCACTAACACCAGTCATTTGCTGATATTGAAGATTAGTTGTTTCAGATCGTTGCTTGTCAATCGCACTAACTGTGTCTTTGTACTGGTTAGTGGCATGCTTTGTAACTTTGTTGTACTGGTCTTTAGCGGCGTCCGAAGTGTCATCTCGCTGCTTTTTCGCCTTTGAAACAATATCGTCATACTGAGACTTGCTAATAGTTCCCAAGTCTTTGTACTCGTGGTCTGCCGTTGATTTGGTACTCTTATAGCGCTCATCAGCAGCCTTGATAATGTCATCACGTGCATGCTGTGCAGGTTTAACTGCAGCATCATACTCCTTCTTGGCATTTTTGGCGGTGCTGTCAATTTGAGCAAGACTCATGCTGCTCTTTTTCTTGTTAAATTCATTAAGCAGCTTTTCTTGCTGGTCTGCACCGTTCTTAACAAGAGTTGTAATTTTGCTATTGTTGGTAAGCTGATCCTTTGCATATTGGTTTGCGTAGGATTTATAGGCCGCTAGTAGTTCCTTGTTCTTTTCGTTTTCATATTTCTTAGAATCAGTACCGTACTTTTGCGCAATTTGCTGCAGCTTTTTAGTATTGCCGTTAGCAATATTTTGCGTCTGCGTGTAGTACGCATTGGCATCTTTAGCCATTTGAGCATAAGCAGATTTCTTTGACTTAGCTGCTGCCTCGTCAGATTTTTTAGTCTTAGCAAGTTGCTCATCGGCTTGTTTCTGAGTTAAGACGCCTTCTTTAACCAGTTTTGCTAAATCAGATGCGGAAGCCTTTTCTTTTTTGGCATAGTAGCTGTCAACACTCTTGCTCATCTTTGAATAGGTATCGTGTACAGACTTTTGGGCCTGTGCAATGGACTTAGGGTCTGTGCTAAACGAAACAACCAGCTTCTTGGATAAAGCCTTGGTGTATTTGGCAAATGAATCTCCCAAGGCCTTGGTATCAGAGCTAAGTTTGGGCGCTTTAACTGTGACACCTTTGCTGGCATCATCCATGGCCTTCTTAATTGACTTGGCCCATCCCTGCACAGTCTTAGTTGATCCTAATGCATCACCAATCGCTGCACCGATACCAGCACCAGCAGCAGTGCCGGCGCCCGGTATAACAGAGCCTAAAGCAGCACCTATTCCAGCGCCAATTGTTGTTCCTGTTCCTTTTGAAGCCGCCTTAATCTTTTCCTGTGAGCTATTCGAAGTAAGTGCTTGTACAATACTTCCCGCAACATCAATTCCAGCACCAATGCCGCCTAGTTTGCCTAAGCCGCCTACAACTCGGCTGCCTAAACTGGCTTTTTCGACTGTGCTTGCAGCCGCACTTGCCCCACTTTCTGCAGTGGCTAATGAATTACCAGAGCCGTTTAGCATTGAAAAATTAGACGCAATTTTGGCGAACAGACTTGTTTCGCTTAAAGCTTTCAGACCGCTGTACACATGACCTAATCCTGCTGCAAATTCCAGTGCTTTTTTTGTCATCCACAAACCTGCAATTACTTTGACGGTAGTTTGAATACCAGATTTGTTTTTGACAATATCATCTAGCACATCATGGATAGCTTTTAGCGGGTCTTTCATCGTCTTTGCATTGGAATCACCGACATTTAGCCACCCGGCAATGTCTTTGATTGCAGTTTTGAACAGGGACCAGACTTCTTCGCCAGCAATTTTGGCAATGTCCCACATATCTCCGGCAATACCAGTAACATCTTTTTTGTGTGCGGAAACATAGTCAAGAATGTCTTTCGCTCGATTAGCAATATTAGCTAGGCCTTTACCAAGATCGGTAGCCGCTTGCTGCACAACTGGTGAAGTTAGAATGCCTGAAAGAGATTGCATACCACTATTCTTGACGTCAAATAGTGGCGCGGTCATTTTAGCCTTTAATGTGGTCCAAGCGCCTGACATTTGAGCCATTGCGCCTTCACTAGTTTTTCCAAATTGGTCAAATGTGCTCTTGCTTGTTGTCCCAACTTTATAAACCAAGTTCATGAAGTCGTCAGACTTGATTTTCCCGTCAGCAACCATTTTGGCAAATGACTCCTGACTGACTCCGGCAGCTTTGGCTAATTGTGCACCTAAGGTAGGAGCCTGCTTTTCAAGCTTGGCAAGGTTGGTTGTTGTTAAATCACCTGAAGCAACGACACGTGTCATCGCCTTAGACAAAGCGTCCATGCCGTCTCCGCCTTTGTGCGAAGCAGTGGCAATGCTAGCAATACCAGCACTAATGACGAGAGTTTTACTTGTGACACCATGCGTCATGGTATCAACGGTGGTTTGCATGTTGTTAATTTCGCCACCGGTTGCACCAGTCTCACTGCGCAAATATGACATTTGATCGGAAAGAATCTGGATATCATTGGCCGACTTGCCCATGTTCTCCCATGTCATTTTTAGCTTTTCTCCGGCCTCGTTAAGTTCTAGCCCAGACTTTACTGTGTCAGTAATGCTTGAGCTTAGACGTTGCCAGCCGCTTGTGATGGCGTTAGTGATAAGGCCGCCTTCAACAATTTTGCGAAGCAGGCCCGGTGTCTTTTCGGCTTGTTTGTTTGTTCCCGATATAGCTTCTTTAACTCTGTTGAAAACAGACGGATTAGCCTTGTCCATTTCAGTTTGCAGGCCGGTCATAGAAGACTTAGCCTTTGCTAAACTGGTAGCCGTTTCATCAACACGCGTCTTCTGTGTACGCCATGCATCGGAGTCTTTGCCACTAGCACTCGCAATCTTATCCAACTCAGCTGACTGCTTGGACAACTGCTCATTCAGATTGGTAATGGAGGACTTATAACCATCCATCTTGGCCTTGTTGGCTTCTTGCTGTTTGCCCTCAGCCTCTAGGCGAGTCACATAGGCTTGATTTGCCCGTGCAGCCGCTGTGTACTCTTGTTGTAAGCCTGCCAACCCAGACTTTTGATAGTCCATTGCTTGCTTGGCACGGTCTTGCTGAGCCTGCATACTGGCAAGCTGCTTAGTGGCACCATCGATTTGCTGTTGATACTTTAAAAACTGTTGAGCAACATCGGCAGTATTGCCCTTCAACTCAGTTTGTTTTGCTTTTAGGGCGTCAATCTTAGACTGCTGTGCTTCAATAGACTTACCCAAGCCGTCATATTTGGCTTGAGCAGCTCCAACTGCATCACCAGCAGATTTCATCTCCGCTTCTTGAGCTTTCCAAGCATTTTGACTCGAACGAACAACCGCTGTTAATGATTTGACGGATTCGCTTGCCGACAATAGATCAAGGGCAATCTTGGTGCTCATTGTTGCGTTCAATTGTTGTGCCACTTTAATCACCCTTTCTCTTGGTATTGCTGCCACATAATTGCCGGATCAATTGGCCGATCTTTAGGACTTTTTGCATTTAGCAAAGTTACAAATCCGAAATATTCCGCATCCCAGAATTGGTCACTAGTCCAATGCATGTTGACCATTGCGTTTTGTCCCATATAATCAAAGTCTTCAAGCTTATTATTTAATTCAAAAACTCGTTCTGGAGCACTAATTATCTTCGTATTCGCTTTTGCTGGCATCGGCCTTCTTTGCTGACATATCGATGTCTTCATCGCTAAGTCCTTGAACGCGAAGGGCAACTCTAGTAGCAATTTTTACAGTTTCAGCGAATGACAAATCGTCCAGCTTTTCCTTTTCTGCTTTGTTTAAGTTAAGCGTATCGACAATAAAATCTGTATTGCTGTTCACCGCATTTAGGCTGGCATGAAGCTGCTCAGTAAACGATTTGTTCTCCACATCATCTGACTCGGCCATGCTGAGCTGGTACTTTAGTGTATTTCGCAGAATACGATTTGTTACTTTAACTTCATGTACACGGTTGCTAAGTTGACTGACTTTAATTTTCATTTGTAATACCATCCTCTGTATTTGATAAGGTCGCTGTGGTGAATCGGACACCACCAAGTTCACCAGAAAGCGACTTTTGAGCATAAAAAATAGCGCACGTTCGTGAGCCATTCATCAGTTGTTGCTATTAAGTTGCGTCAGATTGCGCCTGTCAGCATTATTTAGCTGGACTTGTAGTGGCACCTGCTGGCAATACGTATCCGCCGAACACTTCTTTGTACATGTTGGCTTTGTCGAACTTAGGATCAATATCGCTATAAATCTTGTACGGCTGATTGTTAAAGGCAATCGTGGAAAGAGCAGTGTAGGTCAAAGTGTCATCTGTACGTTGTTCTGCTGCCGCATCAGTCTGAATGTTAGCTGCGGTTTCGGTCATGATGCCATCGCCAAATCCATAATAGACAAAGTGTAAACGGTCAATGGTTTGGGTGGTAATAAGTAAAGCTACATGAGCCTTCAAATTCTCATCGGTCCAACCGCCCTTGTTATCACTGATAAAGCCCTTGATTTGCTGTTTGACTTGATAATCCAAGTTGTTAATATCCAAAGCCACTGTTGGTTCTGAAGTACCAACCATAACGTCCTGGACGTTGTTGTTGCCATAAGTCTTAGCAATGGTGCCTGCTAAGTTAGTAATGTTGGCAGTTTTAGCACCTAAATCTTTGTGATCGACAGTATAGATACCGTCTGTGCCTAATCCTGCTCCAGTACCAGAAATTAACTTTTGCTGTGCATCAACCAAAGCTAGCTGAATTTGATATAAACCTACTGTTGCCATTTAAATTCCTCCAATATTCTTTGTTCTACTGAAATAAAATGTGTTAAAAAGTTGCTGTGTTTCTGGGTCTAATGTTCGTTGCCTAACCGCTGCTACCTGCCAATGTTGATGAGTAAAAGCCTTCATCATGGCTATCTCAATGGTTTCGGGATCAGTTTCAAGCTCCTGTGAGTACCAAATCTGTACTTCTACTTCCTGATTTAATGCCCAGAAATCATTGTTACCATGGGCGATAGGATCATCAGCAGCATCAGTAATAAGCACGACTGTTTTGTTCAGATTATCGACTAATTCTTTCGGCAAGTTATTGCCTTTAACTGCATTGATATTGGCAATTTTGGCTTGGGTAAGCATCGTTACTGCATCATCTACAGCGCTCATTTGTCTCCACCACCATTCAACTTGGCGATAATTGCTTCATATTTCTCGGCTTCAGCGGCAAATACAGCATCTTTGGCATCATCACGGGCATTATCAACAAAATGGTCACCATGAATTTTCTTTGTCCCATCATTCAAGAAGCCTGCAACGAATGCCTTATCACCAAATCCAACCGTTGAGCTACCATTGTGATCACCGTCAATATCGCCTTTTTTACCACTAATGTCCTCGCTCAGATGCCCATACTTGCCACCAGTACCCTTAGTATTTGGGTGTTTTTCTTTGATGGTCTCTGCTAGCTTCTTGGCGTAAACATCAGCACCAGCCTTGGTAATCTTCTCTTGGTCAGATATAGAAAGCTGTGCAGCCTTTGATACTTGCTTAAGCCATTCTTCAAGTGCATCATCCATATCCATAGCTAAGCCCCCTTAGTGACTTTTATGAGGGTTAAGTAGTCATAGCGAATAGCATTGTTTGAATCATCTGGGCTAATGTCTGAAATATCGTAGGTAATACCATCAAGGCGTGCCTGTTTCTGCTCAATATTTCTTGCATCGTGACGAACAATAATCGTGATTGAATTATCCAAACGTGTGCCCACAAGCGTGTATTGCTGTGTGAGAGTCCGTTTCTGCTGCTTGAAATGCAGACTGTAGGCTGGCACAAAGCTAGTGATATTAAGGCCAGCACCAGTCGTGTGTGATTTTGGAGAGCCAAGCTCAATGGTTCGACTAAAGTCACTTGGTTTAAAGCTACTTACCATTGTTGTCACCACCACTACTAGCCTGTAGGTGTGCCAACATCATCAGAAGTCCCTTAGGCATACCATTGGCTAAACCACGGTCATAGTATGTAGCCTGTGTGAGCGTTTTGATGGCTGGAATCGTCAAGGTATCACTATCTGGTGCATCACTTGATCTATTAATGATATTGATTGCAGTGTTTACCAGACTGGTAATTGTTGGCAATTCAGACTCATCAAGGTTTAACTCGGTCATTAAATCACTAGCAATCTTGTTTGGATCTACTATTGTTTCTGCCATTGATACCCCTCCATTCGGCCGCCGCTTAGAATCAAGCTACTATGCTTTTTTAGGCGACCAGTTTACTTAGTTATTTGCCAGAGGTAGCAGTAGGTACTGTAGCAGTTGGTACTGTATAGGTAATGAACTTACCAGCAGCTGTATCAGCAGCTTTAAAGTCTGCCCGCAGTGCTGCCAAAAGTACCTGTTCAAAATTCTCGTTGCGCTGCCAAGACAGGTTAACGTTGCCCTTAACAGTTTCAACCACAAAGTTTTTAACACTCCCAATGAATGCCTTTGCGTCTGCAGACTTGCCAAGCACATCATCAGCAACAACTACCAGCGGAGCACCGAACAGTTGCTTTCCGGATGGAGAAGTGATGGAATCTTGTAACAGGTACCTACCTTCAGCATCCTTCTGCTTATCAATTGCGGCAAAGAATGATTCAGATACAACAAACATTCGGTCACTGTAGTTGCTCAAGCCAACGTTGAATGCATCCTTAATACCATCAATGCTTGTAGCGGCAACTGGAGTAGCTGTTTGCAAAACTGCACCAATCTTGTGCTGCTCAGTTTGATCCTTAATGTCATTAATGTACTGAGTCAGTAAACTGGTGATGTTTGGATAGTCTTGTGTCATTTCAAGGGAAATTGGCAGCGAACCACGCAAAGTCTGAACATCATAATTGACCTGTGTTAAAGAGGCATTTGCAAGTTTAGGGTTGTCAGCCAATTCAGCTGCTGAAACCAGTTGTGCAGAAGCCTTAGACAAAACAGGAATCTTGCCAGTTGGTGCAGAAACCTGAACTTTAGTTACATAGCCGCCTAATTGTGCTGGATCCTTAGGCTGACTCATAATGTCCAATACTTGGCTAGGCAATACTGCTTCGCCAGCTGCAGAGTCAAAACCTGCGGAATCTCTCTTAATTTCGCCAGTCTTCAAAAACTCTTTGAAGTCACGTACTTCTTCATCTTCAACTTTGTCTGCTGTTAAATTTTTAGCCATATCTTTTGCTCCATCTCTTTTATTTTCTTGCTTGACATCTTGTTCCGCAGTTACTTCATCTGGATTGCCATCACGCTTTTCAGTTTCAGCTGTTTCTTGCTTTGGCTTTGCTTCATCCAAAACAACATTATTGTCATCATCTGGGGCATCATCGTCCGGTTGTGTTGGCGCTTGTTGGGCTGCCAATTGCTGACTTAATGATTGAATAGCAGCTTGAAGTGTTGTTATCATGCTGACCAAATCACCTGATGTTGGTTGAGCAGTAGCTTCATCGCTTGCCATATCTGGTGTAGCGTCACGCTTTTCTTCTTTGTCTGCTGACTTGTCAATAACAACTTTTGTGTTAATTTTTGCTTGAAGGTCAGCTAACTGTGATTGTAATTGTTCAATTGACCGCTTTTGGTCATCAACAGATTGTTCTTCTTTTTCTTCTGGCTTTTCTGCCATCTTCACAACTTCTTTCTTACTTGATAAAAATTGAGCCAAATCCCTTTGCACTTGCACACTTGTTTCGGTATATGCTGGGATAGGAGTCAGCGACAGTTCAAACACTTGGTCAATTTGGTAAATTGTGTGGATCGTTTTGCCTTGTGAGTTGACTGACCAGCTATCTCCATCAGGCGCAATGTTGAATCCAAAGCTCATGCCCTTGATATTGCCATTCAGTATGTTGGTATAAGTATCTTTGCCAAGCTGTGTGTCTGGTAATTGGGCATTAAAGTGTAACCCATCAGGCTGAATGCTTGTTTGTAGTGTTCCAGCGTCTACACGGGCCAAAATGTTGCTGAAATCGTGGCTGTAAAGCAGCAAAACGTTGCTCAAATCCACACCATTTAGAGCATTTTGGCCAATATATTCGGTAAAATTTCCCTTAATACTTGGCTGATTAAACACTGTTGCAACACCTGAAATAGCCATATTTTGGTTACTTTCGACCTGATTGTTGCTACTTTGGCTGTCTAGGCCCGTTTCTGCACGAATTTTAACGTCAAATGTACGTATATCTTCATTTTCCACTAAATCACACCCCTTTTTGCTAGCATTTGTTGTGCTTGTAAAGGCGTAATGGCTGGTGTTGTGCCACTTAACAACTTCTGAATCTGGCTAATAAGTAGGTCATTATCAGCATCTACTGCTTGACTTTCATCAATATTAATGGGTACGCCAAATTTGGCACCCATTTCGCTTTCTATTGGCTTTACATAGCGCCGCAAGGTGTTGCTATAAAGCGATTTAGTCATATCTAATGAACTTTGTTGATCACCTTGACCATTCAAATAGCTATCTGGAACACCAAAAACCTTGCCTATTTGTGTCTTGGACCAGTCATTACTTGTTAGAAACTTGCTTACGTCAGCATTAATTGCTAAATTTTGTACGTCATAAAGCTGGTCAAGCACCATAGGCCGTCCAGCATTGTCACCCGTGTTGGCATTTTCAAAAGCTTTTCGTGTCGCTTCTTTTTCTTCTGGTGATAAAGCACCCTCAGCAACTTTAATGACGGTGCTTGGATTAATAGCATTCTTAATGAGAGCGTAAAATATCTTGTGTAAATGCATAAAAGATTTCTGAATTGTATAGAAATAGGGAATGCCTTCCCTTATGATATTTAGTAACCACAGAAAACA